CACAGACGGCCCTGCGCACGATGAGGTACTTGTACTCACCGTGATAGTCTGCGGTTCGACAGACTAAGAGCCACGCTCATTAGAACTTGCGATCTGGGATACACCCAAATCGCAAGCAATTTGAAGCATAACCCCTCTCCACATCAATTCGTAAAGATGTGGAGCATTCGTCACGCAGAGACGAATGACAACCCGACCGCCGGGTTGATTGGGTCCATTCCACACTATAGATCACGAATTATCTTCGCACGGTGTGAAATGAGTCCATCTCGTGTTAGACATGAAATGGAGTCTAGTTTTACATAAGCCAGGTCATCATACCGATGAGTATAGCCCGCACCAAAACTAGAAAGTGCGCCTTGTGTAGCCATACAGGCTACGTGACATAGGAGTCGAGATCCGGTGTACTCACATTGACGTAAATCACCGGTACACCCATGAAGCCGCTGAGGGAAAAATCCTCCCCGGCTGCTACATAGGATGCATATGACGCATGCAAAGGTCCTCCACTAAAAGTAAAGAAGGAATGCAATGCAGTCATCACCATTTGTGTATCTCGAACGCCTGAAGTGAAATCATTAGCCTTAGCATGGAGAAATCTATATGTTCCTTGCTGAGGTATTTCCACTTCGACGGATGGTATGACTCTCCCCGATGTCACTTCCCCTCCTCCCAGTAAAGAGGGGTACTGGGGCAACAGGGCTCCCACGAACTGATCCAGACTAGCACCAGTCTGAACTCTGAGTTGCCGATACATGGGGGCTGTAGCATTTGCCCTACGTTCTACTGACATCATGCAACCCACAAAATCCTCCCGTGATTGATCCAAGAATTTCCATCTGATTCCACCTCTCCTCGTAAGAAAAGCTGGGGTGAGATAGTTCATCAGGGTCATTCTCACGGGATTGTACTCTCCTGTCGCACCATTAGGATAGCTGGCATTTACCATACCACCATAACCCGCAGCACCAGCATAGGCAGGGAATCGAGACTGGAACAGTTTATTAACGTAGAACTGACCAGTAATCAACCCAGCGGTGTCAAACCATGAAATGGTGTGGAAATTGTATCGTTTTAACAATTGTCGAAACGAGACAATCTCCTCACCAAAATACACCAGAGACGAAGAATCTGTGTCTGATAGTGTAGTTAACATGGATATACTGGGAGAGGGGTCTACTGGTGCAGACCCTGTATCTGGGTTCTCCGATTCTCCCAACTGGGACTTGAAAGCGGGGGGATCGGGTGTTGGAAACCAGGAATACGACGTAAGGTACTCACTAGGATTCCGAAACTCGATGTCATCCCCTGCGGAGACGAACACATTGACCGAGATGGGCTCATTCAAACTAGGATCCGGTTCAGTCAATGGATTGACCACGTACACTGCCAATACCCCATTGGCAATGTTGGTCCCCCCTGTGCCTACAACAGAAGTCGTACTGAATCTGAGATCTGCAGGGGTTAAACCAGTCAAGTTAAAGGATCCCACTTCCAGGAATCCTTTAGGGTTTCCCCAACCCACCGAGACAGTAATGTCCTTGTCTTCGGCTATGTCCACAATAGACGTGTAGTTCGTGTTGTATTCATTCGACGCAAATCCATATGGGTCGTACACGATCTTCAGTCTACCCTTGTGAAAAGATGATGAAACAATCTGAAACCTAAACTTCATTGAACCTCGCCAATTCCGAAATGGCAAGGCTGCAAAAGCTGATGGTATCATGTGAATCTCATCCTCTGTAGTGGTGGGGAATGTGTCCCAAAGAAAAGGGGCCACATGACTGGAAAAGAGAGCATCCTCCGTCGTATCAGTCGGAGACCATGAGAAGGTGGTTAGATAGCTCTCTCGAGTGGCGATTGATTTGATGGTCATCTCATCCGAATCGCCCAAGCCTACAATCCTTGGATCCACTGATAGTTCTTGTTTAGGGTCCACCGACAGTTTCGTACTCGTGTCGGGATAGTTGGTATTGGCCATATTACCTAATGGCCTAGCCCTATAGTAGTGGATTGGCTCTAGACTTGTTGGCCGGCTATAGCCAAAGAAGGAAGCAACTGAAGACACAGCATCCGCACCCATTTGAGTCGCTCTTGCGAACGGCCCAATGCGCGGAACTGAAGTGAGTGCTCCTGCTATTCGAGCTACAGCCGAAGCCGGTTTGGAGATTGGTCCTTCTCCATATTCGTCCATCGTTCCCATCTGAGGTACCAATGCTCCAGGTGCCGTGCTAGTAGGCACGGTAACTGTAACATCCTCAGCCCAAGCGAACACAGAAATGGTG